CCTCTGGGCGCTCTTGGATAGTAACTAAACATGCAATTTCTCGGTTGAAGTTAAGGTCTATAGCCATCCATGTAGGCAGTTCATCCTCTAGTGCCACATCAGTCTCGCCAGCATTCCACATGTCCATAGGCCATGGTGAATCAATGGCATCAACCCACATACACAGTGTCTCTGTTTTGAATGCATCCTTGGTGTCAAAGATTGATGCATCCTTAATGTTTTCTTTTGTAATTGTGTATCCCATAGCAGGATTAGCCATGGCCCATGCCTTTTCGTCATTTACATCTGACCCGGCAGGTGCGCTGTATTCGTAGTAACCCATTCGGGTTGAGTCAAAGGTCAAGGCCCTACGCCTTTGTTCATTAAGTACATTGCTGTTTAAGTCGCCAGCATTGGAAGTCCAAAACACTTGAGCATTTGGTCTGGCTCGGGTAATCGGGGTTACGGCTGCCCATGTAGCCTCGTCAATTTCTCGGAGTTCATCTACATAAAGCAAGTCGGCAGTTGAGCCACGTGGGCCCTCGCTGGTTGCAGCTCTAATTGCGTACTTTCTAATGCGCTCACATTTGCCATTACATGACTTGGGGTAGTGGTGGCAGTACACCTCTAATTCCTCTTGGCCGTTAGTCCGGGATACTCGCTTAATTCGCTTTCGCATCCAATCAAGGCTCTCTGCCATGTCCACAGTTTGCTTGAAAGTATCCAGCGATAGTTGGCGTGTCTGTGACATGGCGATGATGCTTTTCTCACCAAAGATGTACAGGCCAGCCAGCATACGCATCCGCATCATGTGGGTCTTGCCATTCTGGCGAGCCACTAGCACCCCTACTTGGGATCTGGCCCATGTGCCATCTTTATTAAGTGTTAAGGCATCATTCAATACATGCTGTTGCCAAGGCAGTAAGGGAACCCCTAACTCATCCGCTAGCTGGTTTACTAACGGGCCTGCGGTTGGCAGTTTTAGTGGGGGGCTTTGGATTCTTGGTTTTGACAAGCCGTAGGAAATCTCCGACATAGGCTGTTCCGTCATGTTCCTCATCCTTTTTGCTGGCAGTACGAGTCTCAACAGTTAGATGTAACTGCTGTAGCACAGTTAAAAACTTACCACTTAACGCTGTTATGTCTTTTAGGTCAGCGCCAAGATCAAAGGCTGTATCTAGTGCCTTGGCCATGCGCCGGGCGAGAGAGACTGCAGCTGCATCAGTTTGGGAGACCCAATTCGAGGCTGCCAAAGCCGATTCTAAACATAGGTAGATATCGATCTGTTTGGTATCTGGCTCTTTAGGTTTCTTTGCTGTCATGACTTAGGCCTTTCGGTTGTTGGTGGATCAAATCGAGCCATTCGGGGAGAGATTCCTGCAAGGGAGTCTGTGGGTGGTAGACGCTTAGAAAAAACGCCTACGTTGCTCTGTGAGCCTCTATCGCGCACTGTATTGAATGCAACAGTCTTGGCTTGATGACAGGGCTTGCATAAAGGTTGCAGGTTATCGATGCTGTTAGTCCCACCAATGGCTACCTCGATGATGTGATCTACCTCTGTTGCTCGATCGCCACAGTACATGCAGGTCTTACCCCATACCCGAAAGCATGCCTCTCGTAGCTTGCGCCACTGGGTATCTGTGCCTCTGCTATGTGCCTTACTCATGCGACCAATACATCAATAGGTCCTACACAACTAGGGCTGTACTTAATAGCCGCACCTACTGCCTCACGTATGCGCCAATGTGGATCATCTGTATGGCGTGTTGAATGTAGTGATCCCATAGCGAATGGATAGCCCGAGCCAGTAGCGATCATGTTGTACTCACCTACAGACCAATCCACTGTGCTTATCTCAAACAGCCTGCCTTGTATGCCTACCAATAGATCAGCTGCATTGTCCTCACTGTTTATGTCTATCTTGTATTCATCAGCAGCCTTTTGTAATGCGCCACAGAATGTCATACGCATCCATGCCTCTAGATTCTTTATGTTTATGTGTGGGTATGTGGCATAGGTTGTAAGTTGCCCAGTGCCTAATGACCCACTGTATCCAATGATGTAAGGGCCTACCTTACGTATCTTGGGCCTTGCCAATGGACTGATGAAATTACTGTCTGACATTGCCCGGTCTGCACCCATGTACACCTTGCCCCTATGAGTAAGCCCTGCAAGTATTGTCATTAGTTCTGCCTTATGTGCTTTGCATCTGTTAGGTCAATGTATGCATTGAGTCTTGCTATCTTGCCACCATTGATTGTTTCTTGTGTCTCTGTAACGTCTGTACGGTACTCACAGGTCCACTCGCCCTTAGCGTTAGATAGTTGCTTGGTGATTAGTAAGTCATCTGGGATTAGGTATAGGAACCCTATAAATGGCACACCTAATGAGTTGGCTACATAACGTCCAGCCTCGATCTTGTCAAAGGTTATGAGCCATTCATTGTTCCACTTCTGCAGCTGCTCAAGGCTCATGTTCCGGGACTTCTGCTCAACTACGGCAACCACGTTGCAATCATTGTCACAGATAACTGCATCAACTAGGGCTGGCCCATTCTTTGGTGTGTGTACATAGGTGTAATCGGTGTAGTGGCTATTCCATAACTGGACGGCTCTAAGCTCATGCTCTAGCGACTCTTGACCCTTTGGGGAATTAACGTCAAGCATCAGTCATCAAGCCCTTGCATTAGGTTGTATGCAGCCATTAAGCCATTACGGTATTCAACACTCACTGATGGGTGTGTATCTATAATTACGTCCATAAGTTGGTCAAGCCTTTCTTTCCAAGTCTTATCTATCATTCCGGCAATTTGTTTTGCATCATTGAAATCTTGCTGTAATTGTGTGTGGTCTTGACTTAACATCTCTACTCCATTCACGTATTTGAGTAATTCAGATTGTCTGACTTGTACCCATTTATCACTGCTAGATGTCATGTAATTAGTTTAGAAGTGATCCACACCCAGAATCGGTAAGTGAGCAGGAATGGCTCTTAGCGAGCCATCCACACCCGTCACCGTATAAGTTTCGCTTGTAAAGGGAGTTATTCACTATAAATAACCCAACTGCGCCATTTGCCTGTTACCGTTTCGTTATGTATTAAGGCAGTTCGTTTTTAATACCAGTAATCAGGCTCGCATTTCTGCATTTTGTATGCTCGATCAGGCATACCCAAAGTACGCCATCTGACGGCGGTTTAGCAGCTGATAAGGCAGCCAGCAGTTTGAGTCTTGCCTAGACATTTTGTCGGTCTTGCGATTACAATGGGGGTACTAGCCAGTAGTCCGGACGAGGGATCAAGAACCACTCCAACTACTGGCTAGTTTTTATATTTGCGGCTCTAGTTTTTGCTGGTAAGTATTAACCTCACCACAGCATTTAGTCATCCATGTACGTGTGTTTGTGTATGGGTCCACACCAATGTCCTCTGGATGTAGGGTCTCACTGCAAATCTCACAGCTCTCGGCAAAGTAAGGCAAAGCCTCATAAGCGCCATAAAGTTTCTTTAGTATTGAAATGTACATTGCATCTTTATTGTCAAACATCATTTGCCCTATCTCTTATCTCTTTTGTTTCTTTGTCCATGCACTTGTAAGCCTGTGTGAGTAAATCTGCACAGTGGTCACAGTCCATGCTTCTTAGATTCCTTGTAAGCCTTAATAAAGTCATCAAGGTTGTATGAAACTCCAACTGCCAACGGCTATTGTTTTGTACCAATCTGCAGTTACTGTAATGATCGCCTTTGTAAAGCAATTCAGGTGGGCAGTTGCAACTCATGATCGCTCTAAATCTAGTGCGATAAATGTGTCACATGGCCACTCCTCGTCACAGCACACACAATTCTTAGTCCATTTGCAGTTATCACATGAGCCGTCAGTCTTGCCACATAACAAGCACTCGTCCCTCGGCTCGAGCTTTATGTGTATTGCTCTGGCTTCCTCAATGGCTGCCTGTAGCTCGTACAAGTCAGTGCATACACAATGACAATACTTGCTGTGTTCAGACTGGCTCATGAGCGATCAAACTTTGGATCACACTGCGGTTCATTGTCACAGAAATACCCGGCATAAGGCTTGCCATTCTTTTTAGAGATACCACTACGCCTAACCATTGGACCATGTAGGCAGTTAGGTATTTCGGGTGCTTGCTCTACATACTCTACGTCCCACGGATCCAATACTGGTTCGCGTAACTCCTGCGCTTCACTGGGGATTCCCCAGTCGCTGGGTGGCTCTTGCACCACCGGCACTTCCTTTGACTTGGCTGGGCCGGGTGCTTGGCGCTCTCGGCTACCTATGATTTCCTCTTTGCTGCTTAAGCCCTTAGATGTGCCAATGTTGAGGCTTGCACATGCGCGACCCCAGCAGGCTGTCTCAAGGTTCTGCAGCTCTGATCCATTGGTGTACGGGCTCTTGCCTACGATCAATTCAGATGCAGTGCCAATGCCCGGCAGTGGATCCTCTGGTGTTCTGTAGGCTCTAGCAATGCCCCACATCTTTAGTGGATCGCCGTCCATGACACCCATGAACTCGAACTGAATCGAGCCCTCTGGGTATTTCTCGTAAAACATGGCCACACGCTCTGCCACTGTTACGTAATTGCTAATGTCAAAGGCCATTAGATTTTCCATCCATCTCTTGCCATTTGTGCCTCAATGGATGATCCAACGGGATGACGTTTCTTAGCCCACTTGATTTGCTTTTGTTTGTGATGGTCATTTTCAACCATCATTCCGACCAAACAGCCGACTACAAAAAATAAGCTAAAGCCAATTATTGTTAACATGCCCTGATTCCTATTCTTAGAATGTAAGCCTTGGCGCTTACATGAATAGTTCTAGCACGTCACACAGGATTCGCACAAGCACTTTGAGAAATTAGGCGTGTCATGCCTTGTGTCTATGTGATTTTGTACCACAAGATGTAGGGCATCAACCTTGTTTATCAAGTCTGGCAAGGATTTTCCGCCATTGGCATAAGGCTGGATGGCATAAGTCATGGTGTCTATGTAAGCCTTTATGGGTTTAACTATGCCCCATTTGACCAGCATGCCCCCAAGGGTAAGGATCGCTATAAGGGCAGCTGCCAGTTGCCCGGCAGTAATCAATTCACTCATGAGATAGCCAACTTGATTTCACGTGTAGTAAGTGTGGCTTTGCCATTGGCCTTGAGCTGCAGGGCTACTGGCTGGCCTTTCTTTGCTTGGAATAGCCAGACATCTTTCACAAATGTAGTGCCGCCTTTAGTAAGGCTGAATGTCTGATAACCAGTTGCATCATTTATACCCTTGGGATCACGTACCCATTTGATCGTCAGCTCTGTTGCGCCACCGATCTTAGGTGTCTTGATGTTTAGGTATGTGGCAAACAATGCGCCAGTGTTTGTGTTGGCATTAGGTATGACACTAAATAGGCCATCAACTTCCAATGTGTTGTATTCATTAGGCTTGAGAGTTTGTGTTGGAATACGGCTGGATGCATCTGATTTACGGCTGATGTATTGGCTCATGCTTTGATCCATTTCTCTGGATTTCTAAACTTGACTGGATTCCATGTACGGCTGGCAAGTATTTGGAAGTGTAGGTGTGGGCCTGTAGATCTACCTGTGTTGCCTGATGTGCCCAGCAACTGCCCCTGACGGACTCTTTGACCGACTGCTACATTCACACCGTCTAGGTGGCAATACCCAGCCCACAGCCCTGCTGTGCCGTCTGGAAAGGCATCATTGTCCACTATGACATGTAGGCCAAAAGCCCAGCCCCAGCCTTTTTTGTAGATGTGCTTGCCAGCGTGTACGACTACGCCCGGCACAGCTGCTACAACTGGTGTGCCAATGGCTGCTCTGTAATCAATGCCCTTGTGTATTCCGCCAGTGCGGTACTTAGCCCCGTAGGGAAATGAAACGATGCCAGACTTAATCGGTTTCATCTAGGTTGGCCCTGCCATAATTGTTGTATTCGGGGTTTAACCAGTTAATGATGATAGGTAATGCCGACACTATGCCAATGGTTAATGCTGGATGAATGCCCAGTGTATCTGCGTTAATAAGCACCCAGCCCAAAACACCAGCACCAAAGACTCTAATGAAAGAGGCAATGGGACTGTGTGCAAACCAAGTTAATGCGCTCATTTTTTGGCCGTTGGTGTTGGTTCTAGTTTGGCTACACGTGCTTCAAGTGTGTCAATCTTTACTAGCGCATCTTTAAGAGCTGCTACCAAAATAGGAATTAGGCGTGTTTCCTGTATCTGCTGATACACAGGCTGGCCATCCTCATCAACTGCATCCTTTTCACCGATAACTAGGTCATGCATTAAGTCTTGGACCTCATGAGCTAAAAAGCCATAACGTAATTCTTTGTCCTCGTCTGCGATCATGTTGTAGGTATAAACATTGGCAGACTTGATGCGATCGGCTGCATCGGTTAAAGGCTCTACGTTTTCTTTTAGGCGGTAATCCGATGGGGCTACAAGGGTTGGCGCGGCTGTTGTGCTGGCGTTAATTGTGCCGGCGGCTGTGCCGTTGCGGAAAAAGGCCTGCATTACGGCACTTGTAGTACCAGTCATTCTGTTTAATGAAAATACTGTGGCGTTATCATTTACAATGTTGCTTTGAGTACTGCTTAAATAGAAACCAGTAGTGCTCTCTGATGCTGATGAAGTTCTACCAGTTGTGCGAACAGTAATAGAAGTCTCAATAGTTCTGTTTGATAGATTCCAAACATCAGCGTCTATCTGATCGCCAAGAGTTTCGATGGCTACCGCGCCGTTAGTTACTAAATCTGTGCTTGTGGGAACGTCCCAGCCAAAATTGGGGGTAGTAGTTGCCATTTATAGATCCTGCCATTCTTGTGTAGGGAAAGCCACGCCGTAGCTTGTCCATGTGTAATTATACGGGACTTGATCCCAATTTATTGTGTTGTAAACCTGTGAATATGGCGCAAGTTTTAGATTTACAAGGTATTCATTTCTGTTTATTTCGTAATTGCAGCCAATTA